AAAGTTGCTCATCGAATGCGCTCATGCCCGCCGTTTCTATATCCGCAGACAATCGCTTATTAACCGATTCCCATTGTTTGCGCAGCGCACCTAAGGCAACGGCAGTACTGTTTGCCGCTTTGCCGACATCTTCGATTTGCTTTCTTATTTTTGGTAATGTTCCGGTTGATTTTTCGGCCGTCGATACGACTGCTTTGAGTGAGTTCATTACCGCCGTAAAATCAGTCACGGACCTCTCATAGTATTCGCTTGATATTTTTTTCGCCTGCTCATATATCGGCTTGTAAGCCTCGCCGAGCACGGGTATAAGAGACAGCAAATAGTAGAAACCTTCAGCAACTTTCGCAATAATAAGGCCGACATCATCGCACGAAACTTTTGCCATATTTACGACACCCATGAAAAAAAAAGCAACGCGCAAAAGTAGATTACCGAGCATCTCTTTCGCGTCTTCCCATTGCACTTTTAGCCGCTGCATCTGAGAATATGCTGTCTCATTCTGCGCACCCAATCTCTGCATCAGAACTTCACCAGCCTCAATGGTGGCATTCATAAATGCTTGTTTCTTCTCGGCGTCCGTAAGTTCGTCGGCAGATTTGCCGACCGATTTAGCATAATCTTCATATGCCTTCTCGGCCATGACGATGATTCCCAGGTTATCGAGGATCATCTTGCTCTGTCGTCCGACACCCATTGCGATGTCGTTGAATGCCTCAGATACAGTCTGCCCTGTCATCTGCGCCGTAGCCCGCGCTATCTCCATCAGCTTGATAATATCTTTCGGCGCGATACCGAGCATTTCCGCGACTCCGGCGCTCCTGATTAGCTCTCTCGTCGCTATCGTTCCAGCCGAAACCTTTTTCAATTCCTCCAGGAATTTGTCGGCGTTTTCGCCGAATGAAGCTGTAATCCGCGCGAATGCCGTCTCTTGCACTTGCGCCTTTGCCGATGCCTCCATCATGTTCCATGCTTTCTGCACAGTAGCAGCAGAGGCATATGCCGTCGCAGCCAGCTCCATCCAATGCTGTTTTACGGAAGAGAGCATCGAGATTAGATTTGTTCCCATCTGTTTGCTCATTTGGGATATTTTCCCTGTCAGCGATTGCCACGATCCTCCTATCTCTGATGTCGCGGAAGCGTGCGCCCGGCGCATCTCCTCAGCAGCCCTCGCCGTGCCCTGAGAAAGGGTTTTATTGGCGCGTTCAATATCCCGCTGCATCCGGGATGCATCAAGGACCATGTCTACCGTTAGAGTGCCGACCTTCACTTCTTTTTCCCCACTGGAATTCTGAGGACCGTTTTTATCTTCTTCTCAATCGCTTGCTTATCGTATCCTTTAGCGATGTATGGAGGAGGCGTATCTTTTTGATTGCTCGCGTTGTATTGTGATACATACTCCCTCGACATCTCGCGCAGGGTCTGATATTCCCAGACACTTAATTGTACACCGGACATATCCTGCCATGCTCGAATCTCCGAACTGCTGATCGGTATCATCCCCATAGCACCGGGAGAAGCCAATCCTATATCCTGCCAATAATCGATGAGATATTCCTCATCTTCGATTTCTGGAAAATCAAGCGTTCCACGAATGCGCAATAGATTTTCCCCGCGCGATTTAGTATCACCTTTGACGTTCTTCATACGCGGAGAGCTGTGATACCATGCGACCTGACGCGCATATAGTATCAGTCGCTCTCCTATTCCTGCGTAAAATTTGCCCAATCACCGATGGCACGATTCACCTGCTCGGCGATGAATCCGATAGAGGGATCGAGATAGGCCTCGCGAAACATCTCAGGTCCCGACAAATCACGGTATGTAAAGCCGTTGAAAGATATCGTGCAGGCAGCAAGAAACTCAGCGTCTATCTGATGTTGTTTTTCATCAGACATCTTCTTGCCACCACGCCGGACAAACTCAAGAATAGCGCGATTCCGCGCCCCTTGCGCCTTCTGGTATTGTTTTGACCCGGGGCCGTATATCGTGATGCTCAACGGATTGCCGTGCTCATCAGTTAAACGCTCTCCATTAGGACCCTCAAGCTCAACAATCGTCGTTTCCTTCACTGCCAAGGTACTAATATCCATCTTTACTATCTCCTTTCACTGATTCCGTGTTACGCCCAATCGTAGATGATTCCTACTCCGTCATCATCGGTTGTGATTTCGATAGATGACGTGGCGGTCGTGATTGCATCGACATTGCCGACGTTGATTTTAAAACTCATCACTTTGCCTGAGAAATAGATGTTTCCGCCGTCCGATAGCGTGATGTTGAAAGCGCAATCCTCATCCATATCCTGCGCCTGCATCATCATAATCTGGCCGTCATCATTCTCGTCGAGCGCGAGCGTGAGTGCGATTGTCCCCTCATTGAATGAGCCTTTGTATTTCTGTGTTCCGCGACTCATCAGCGGTTTGTGAGTGATGACCGAATACTCCCTGCCGAATTCACCGATGTCGGTTATCTCGCCCACTATCGCCGGGCCGGTAAGAGACCCGGAACTCGATACGAGCGAATTGTTAAAGATATCTTCGTACCCAGCAACATCATTAGTTGTTGGCAACACGTTAGACACGCGTAAAATTGTTCCTGCTGAAGTTTTTGCCGACATTTTAACTACCCCCTTTTTGGTCTTTTGTTATCTTGTTAATTATTCTTGATGCAATAGTATGTCGATACTATCCGCACCCACTGCTTCTCGTCCCAGTCCAAAATATGCGGCTCCTGCACACATTTTATCAGGGCGAAACATATTGTCTCCGCTGATTCTGTAGAATCGAATGAGCTTTCCGTACTTCCACTTTCATCATCATCATAAATCGTAAGATTCATTTGTCCATGCAGTAGATTCCGTATATCCCAGGCCATCGCCCAACCCGCTGCATACTCAATATTGCGTACTCTTATCTGCACGGCCGGATTTGAAATATTCACCGACCCGGAAAATGTAACCAGAGAAGGCATCCCGGGCACATCGAATATCGTCACCACATTGGCCGGCTCAGCTGGTTCCCAACCAGCGAATAGATTAATGCCGACAGTTAGTGATGGTATATTGTCGCCGATATATCTTGCTATGATTGCGCTCACAGGATTCATTTGTTTTTTATTTTCCTTGCTATGGTATCTTCGATTTCTCTCGCTTTCGTGTTAAGCGCACTTTCGAAAAATTTAGCTCCGGCTCCCGGACGCTGAAAATTAGCATCAACCATCTCATGGACATACGCCGCATAATTCGCGCTGAAACCTGCTATGACCAAAGGTTTAGAAGTATTAGATGACGCGATAGCTTTATTTTTCTGTATTTCTACAAAATTATCCTGCGCGATTTTATCGTTAACCGATAATCTTCCCGCTTTCTTATTTTTCGTCGCATTGTTTTCTTCCCGGCTAACATCTCCAATGGCGCTCACGACAAACCAACTCGACCGCAAATTACCAGTGGTGCCGACAGGTACCAGCGGTGGCACCTTATCCATCAGTCGTCGCACATCAATGAAAAATTCAATCATGCCCTTAAGACTATCATTCTTGATAGTTTTTAGATTCTTGTTTATGTTTGCCGTTATTTTTCTAAGGTCGTCATTTACATTGTGCACACTCATAAGTACACGGTCCTCACGAATTCGTCGGTCTTCCTGAACATCGGCACCTTATCGACACGCAGGACCTGCCATGCTTTATTTATGTCCGCCGTAGCAAGAGAACAAAGGCATAGCTTGTCACCCACCTGCACATCTGTATTAGTCATGATTTTGCTCCGACAGACATACTGTTCGCCGTTGCTCAATGTAATGGCCTGCGTCGTGTCTTCCCATCGCACCTTAATTTCCGCAGGTGTCGCATATACCGGCCGGCCGTACATGTCGCTTCCCGTATGCTTCCAATGCACGGCAGTCTGTACGCATACGGACTCTATGTATTTCTCAATCCCTTTCATCGTTTCCCGTCAGTGCGCCGAGCATTTCTTCCGCCTCTTCCATACGCAACTTTTTTTCGTTAATCGTTTTTCCTGTCTGCGTATTAATGATGTCGCACCAGCCGAAAGGTTTTTTCACTACTTCGAATTCCATTCCCTCTCCGGGAATATTCTGCCGGATTTCATATGCAGGTGGCATCTGCTCTATCTGCGGTTCGACTTCTTCAGTATCACAATATCCGACTATGATTACACGACTCCAAAAATTACGTGGGATATCTTCTTTGGCCGCGATGAATATCTCTCCTCTTTTTACCGTTCGTCCATTCATCTTCAACGTACCGCCACCTATTTTCTTCCACTTCATCTTTTCTTTCATTGTTTCCCTCCAGATTCACACAGCCGTTATGCTTGCTCTCCGGGTCATCATGGCATCTTTTAATTTTCCTGACGTGTCGAGTATCATGACCTGTTGGCCGTACATGGTGGCATTCAATCCAACATCGGTATTCCCCTGATACTTTACCGTCGCGCCGCCGGCCCCGGCCTCTGATATTTGTTGTTCTCGTGTAGCAGCGATATAGTGCGCGGCAAGCCAGCGTTCTATCTCCGCGAGGTGAGCGTCACTAAGTTCTGTGTTGTCCGCGAATACCCGGTCAATGGTATATGATGCACCAAGAATATAGGCTTCTACGATAGCGTCACTCAATACTGTATCCAGTATCTCTTTAACCTTCGCAGCCGTTGTCCGCATTTCTATTACCCCCCTCGATTATTTTTAGCGCTGCTTCCCGTACATCTTCAGGCTTGATCATCGCCATAGCCCGCTTGCAATGGTCGCATGGGCGATAATTTCCACAGGGCGACTCACCACCTGAAATGTAGAAATTAATGTTGCTTTTGTACCCAGTGATTAGCGGGTCGCTAAATCCACCAAAGATAACAACAGCGGGAACACCAACCGAAGCAGCGATATGATTAAGTGATGTATCGGAACACAGGATGATACGGGCCGATGTCGCTATGCCTACCGAAATCCTAATGTCCGGTGCCGATATCGGTTTAACACCTGGTAACAGGCGCGTTTTTTCACCGGTGAAGGTAAACTGGTATAGTTGGATGGGCAGGTCTTTAATAGCCTTTGCCCACCTATCAAAGCCGTATGCCTTATTTACCGAACTACCCTTACGGACATGCGGTTCAATCAAACCGAACGGTTCTTGTGGCGTCAAATCGGCCGCCTTTTCTTTTTCTTCATCACTCAAAAAAATATGACCAGCGTGGGCGCGATATTTAAGATTATAAATAATTCGGAGGCCGCCGTCTCGGACCCACCTTATAATGTATGGCCGCGCAGACGGCCC